TTCATCGCAGGGCGGCATCACAAAATCATGGCAGATGCCTTTGAGCGGGTTGCCAATGGCAAGTTAAAAAGGCTCATCATCAATATGCCGCCTAGGCATACCAAGTCAGAGTTCGCATCTTTTCTGTTTCCGTCATGGTTTCTGGGTAAGTACCCACACAAAAAGATTATCCAGACTGCCCACACCGCTGAATTGTCAGTGGGATTTGGTCGTAAGGTCAGGAACTTGGTCAATACAGCCCCCTACCAGCGCATCTTCCCCACAAAGTTATCCACGGACAGCAAGGCCGCAGGACGCTGGAACACAAACAAGGGCGGTGACTACTTCGCTATCGGTGTAGGCGGTGCAGTGACGGGTAAAGGCGCTGACGTTCTCATCATTGATGATCCCCACTCCGAGCAGGAAGCCATGCAGGGTGACCCAAAGGTGTATGACAGGGTCTATGAGTGGTACAGCTCAGGCCCTCGCCAGCGTTTACAGCCGGGGGGAGCCATCATCATTGTGATGACTCGCTGGTCAAAGCGGGATTTGACGGGTCAGGTAGTGTCAAACTCGGTCAAAAGGGATGGGGATGAGTGGGAAACCATTGAATTTCCTGCATTAATGCCATCTGGCACACCACTTTGGCCTGAATTCTGGTCACAAGAAGAGCTTGAAGCCATCAAATCTGAGATTCCAGTATCCAAATGGGAGGCTCAGTACCAACAAAACCCAACATCCGAGGGCGGTGCGCTCATCAAGCGGGAAATGTGGAGAATTTGGGACAAAGATCACCCACCAGAGTGCGAATACACCATCCAAAGCTGGGATACAGCGTTCGAGAAGCACAACAGGGCTGACTATTCAGCTTGCACCACATGGGGAGTGTTCAGACATCCCGATGAAAAAGGCAATGCCCAACCAAACATCATCTTGCTGGATGCATTCAAAGACCGCTTGGAGTTTCCTGAGCTAAAAGCCAAAGCCTTTGAGATGTACAACGAATGGGAGCCTGACACTTTACTGATCGAAAAGAAGGCGGCAGGAGCCCCGCTGATCTATGAAATGCGCCGCACAGGAATACCGCTTCAAGAGTACACACCAAGCAAAGGCAATGATAAGATAGCCCGTGTAAACGCAATATCTGACATATTTGCGTCTGGCTTTGTCTGGTGTCCAGACAGGCGCTGGGCTGAAGAGGTCATGGAGGAGTGTGCTTCCTTCCCAAATGGTGAGCATGACGACTTAGTTGACTCAACCAGTCAGGCGCTGTTAAGGTTCCGACAGGGCGGCTTTCTCCGTTTAAACACGGATGATGAAGAAGACTTTGTCCCCCGCAAACGAAAAGCGGCCTACTACTGAGGAACCCCATGATTGAAAAAAGTTTATACCAAGCGCCAGCAGGACTTGCCATCATAGAAGAAGTGCCTACGGTTGAAATTGAAATTGAAATCATTGGCGAGGACGAAGACTCTTCAATTGAAGATGTGATGTCTCCAGAGATTGGCTTTGACGAAAACCTTGCAGAACATATTGATCCCAAGGAACTCTCAACCATTGCCAATGATTTGATTGGCGACATTGAAGATGACATAGGCGCTCGTAAAGACTGGATGCAGACCTATGTCGATGGGCTTGAACTCCTCGGCATGAAAATCGAAGAGCGGTCAGAACCTTGGGAGGGCGCTTGTGGTGTCTACCACCCCCTGCTCTCAGAGGCGCTGGTCAAGTTCCAAGCAGAAACAATCATGGCAACTTTCCCCGCCGCAGGGCCAGTCAAGACCCAGATCATTGGCAAAGAAACGCCACAGAAAAAAGAAGCCGCCACTCGTGTTCAAGATGACATGAACTATGAGTTGACCGATGTGATGACAGAGTTTCGCCCTGAGCATGAACGAATGATTTGGGGCTTGGGTCTGTCAGGTAATGCATTTAAGAAGGTCTACTTCGACCCAACACTTAATCGTCAGACATCTATATTTGTACCAGCCGAAGACATCATTGTCCCCTACGGCGCATCTTCACTACAAAACTCTCCTCGTGTCACCCATGTGATGCGTAAAACAAAGAACGAACTTGCTCGTCTAGTGCATGATGGTTTTTACATTGACGAAGAGCTTGGTGAGCCAAGCACCAGCCTTGATGAGGTGGAGAAAAAGATTGCTGAGAAAATGGGCTTCAAGGCGACTACAGATGAGAGGTACAAGATTTATGAAGTACACGTTGACCTCGACATCGCTGGGTTTGAGGACTGCGATGAAGACGGAGAGCCAACAGGCATTGCTCTGCCCTACATCGTTACCATCGACAAAGAAACAACAACCGTGCTGGCTGTGCGCCGCAACTGGCGACCAGAAGATGAAACCAAACAAAAACGAAATCACTTCGTCCATTATGGATACGTCCCCGGGTTTGGCTTCTATTACTTCGGCCTAATCCATCTGATTGGCGCATTTGCAAAGTCAGGCACATCACTGATTCGTCAGTTGGTAGACGCTGGAACTTTGGCAAATCTCCCCGGAGGGTTCAAGACCAAGGGCATGAGAGTCAAAGGCGATGACACCCCAATTTCCCCCGGAGAATGGCGAGATGCAGACGTTGCATCAGGCACACTCAAAGACAATCTTTTGCCACTTCCATACAAAGAGCCAAGCCAAGTTCTGATGGCACTGCTTGCAAATATCGTGGAAGAAGGCCGCAGAGCCGCTGGTTCAGGCGATTTAAACGTGGCGGATATGTCTGCCAATGCCCCAGTTGGCTCCACACTGGCGCTGTTGGAAAGAACTTTGAAGGTGATGTCTGCCGTTCAAGCTCGTATCCACTACTCCATGAAGCAAGAATTGGTGTTGTTAAGAGACATCATTAGGGATTACACCGAGGAAGAGTACGACTACGAGCCAGAAGAGGGTAGCCGTAGCGCCAAAAAGTCAGACTATGACTGCTGTGATGTCATCCCTGTCAGCGATCCCAATGCCGCCACAATGGCTCAGAAGATTGTGCAATATCAGGCGGTACTCCAGTTGGCTCAAAATGCCCCCGGAATCTACAATATGCCTCAGCTTCATCGTCAAATGCTGGATGTGCTGGGCATCAGGAACGCTCAAAAGCTTATTCCTTTGGAAGATGATCAGAAACCTCGTGATCCATTAAGCGAGAACATGAATGCAATGATGGCAAAGCCGCTCAAAGCTTTTATCTATCAGGATCATGAGGCGCATATTGCCTCCCACATGAATTTCCTGCAAGACCCCAAAACGGCGGCAATAATTGGGCAAAGCCCAGCGGCACAACAAATATCTTCCAGCATACAAGCTCACATTGCAGAGCATTTTGCTTATCAGTATCGTCAAGAGATCGAACAGCAAGTTGGCGCACCGTTGCCATATTTGTCTGAGGATGATGACGAATTGCCACAGGAATACGAGATTCAGATTGCTCGTTTGGTGGCGCAAGCCAGCCAACAACTGCTTCAAAAGAACCAAGCAGAAGCCGCTCAAGAGCAAGTTGCTCAACAACAGCAAGACCCCATCATCCAAATGCAGATGCAGGAATTGCAACTCAAAGCAGAAGAAATCAAGCGCAAAACAGCCAAAGACCAAGCAGATACAGCCCTCAAACAGGCTCAATTGCAGGTCGAAGAGGCCAAATTGGAAACACACACCAATCTGGAAGGTCACAAGCTTGGAGTCAAAATTGCCCACGAAAAGGCGGCTTTGGCTCAAAAATCCGAGGCAGAGCAGGACAAAGCCAACCTTAGCGGTCATCGCTTAGGCTACGAAATGGCCTCCTCCAAAGATCGTTTAAACAGAGAGTCATTGTTTAAACTGCACGAAGCAAAGAACAAAACCCCTCCAACAGAACCAACGACAGGTGAGTAATGGATAACTTTGACGTAATTGTTAAGAATATTGACGAAAAAATTCACCAATTACGAGATTTTGTAGCCACAGGCAACGTAAGTGACCTGTCGGAATACAAGGCAACGTGCGGTCAGATTCGAGGTCTGCTGATTGCACGGGAATTCGTATCAGACCAGAAGCAAAAAATGGAGAGATTTAATGAATGACTTCTCAAGTGTCGGCACGAGGCTGGCAGAAGAAAGCGCATTGAAAGAGGTCGAGCCTTTTACCCACGAAGAAAAGGCAAAACAACTCCCAAATCCCACTGGATACCGCATTCTTTGCGCCATTCCAGAGCAGGAAAAAGAGTACGAGAGCGGCATCATCAAAGCCGAACTCACTGTGCATAACGAAGAGATACTGACCACCGTGCTGTTTGTGGTCAAGCTTGGCTCTGATTGCTACAAAGATGAAAAGCGGTTTCCCAACGGTGCTTGGTGTAAAGAGGGTGACTTCATCCTTGTTCGCCCCCACGCTGGAACCAAACTTGTCATCCACGGCAAAGAATTTCGCATCATCAACGATGACTCCGTTGAAGGTATTGTGGAAGACCCCCGTGGCATCAAACGCAAATAAGGAGCGCACATGAGTACATACAAAGGTGAAGAATACAAGTTTCCCGATGAAATGGATGCCTCGGAAGAGATTGAAATTGAAATCGAAGATGACACCCCTGAACAAGATCGTGGCAAAACGCCATCCGATCCAAAGTTTGTAGAGGAGCTTGACAACGATGAGTTGGATGAATATTCAGCCGCCGCCAAGCAAAAGATAGCCGCCTTTAAAAAGGTCTATCACGATGAACGAAGGGCGAAAGAATCCGCCGACAAAGAACGTGAAGAGGCTGTAGCAGTTGCCAAAAGGCTTTTTGAGGAAAACAAAGCACTCAAAGGGCGTGTAAACAACACCGAAGGCTTTGCCATCAACTCCATCAAGACCAATGCCCACGCCGCCCTTGAAAAGGCTAAACGTGAGTATCGGGATGCGTATGAGTCAGGCGACACAGACAAGATTATTGATGCTCAGGAAGCAATGACCGAAGCAAAGATGTCAATTGCGAACGCTGAAAGGGCTGAACAAAATTTTAAAAATCAGCCTGTTCAGGATGAAGAATTTGTGGTACAAACGCCCCAACGGCCTAAACAGCCGCCCCGTGATCAGAAGTTTGAGAAATGGCGAGAGCGTAACTCTTGGATTGATTCAGACTCTGAAATGCGAGCTTTGGCG